CAATGATTCGGCAGAGCAAGTCTCAGATGACAATTCAGAGAAAGCAGATGAACAGGTTGAGAAAACTGTTGATTCTGAAGAAGCTGAAAAGCCAGAAGAGAAGCCTGAGGAATCTCAGGTTGAGCCTAAAGAGGGCGCCACAGAAGAAGAGTCACTCAATGGAAATGCACCCGTTGAGTCCGACGACTCTGAAGTACTCGCAAGAGTAAAGGCACTCGAAGAGGAGAATGCAAAGCTCAAGAAGGCACTTCATACAACTCTCATAGAGAGAGTCGTTGATGCCAAGATAGCAGTCGGTCTTGAATCAGTTGAGAATAGAGAGAAGGCAATTGAAGAGCACGCAGGTAGAACTGCATCTTCTCTTGCTGATTCTCTAAGAGATCTAGCACGTCTACCAATGGCAAAGAATTCCATTGGCAGCATGCCAGAAATAACTTCTGAAACAGAAGCAGTTGAGGGTGAGCACAATGTAATCACCCTTGACTCTGATGAGAAGGAAGTAAAGACAGATACAAAGCAGACTGCGGAGCAGCTTTTCGTAGATGCGCTTATGGGTCGCCGTAAGCTTTAACAAAATTAAGGAGATAATAAAATGTCTTTAGCTAAATTTCGTAAGGTAGGAACAAAGACCGGTGCAGGTCGTCTGGTTGTTTCTGAGGGCGTTGCCCCAGCAGCATACCTGCTTCCAGCAGCAGGTCTTCCAACCTGGTATCTAGACAGCGAAGACGACCGCTTTGAAATCGTGATTCCAAAGGGCACGATTCTTTCGGTCGTTGCCAATGCAACAACTGGTGACGCAGAAGTCGTTCCTGCAAATGGTTCAACTTCAAACGTTACTTGGGGCGATTCAATGCCCTCAACTTGGGATCCACTAGATGGTGCAACTCCATCATACTCATCTGGCGCAACTGACACCGTCACTGTTGCTGCTAGATCAGTTCCAGTCGGTGTTGCTCAGTATGACCTGTACCGTCCTTTCGACAAGGGCACTTCACAGGGTGCTGGTTTCATCACCCATGGATACGTCGAGTACCCAATGGTTGATGGTCTAAATGCAGACGTGACTGTTGGTTCGGTCGTTAGACCAGACCACATGGGCCGTCCTGTCAAGGCAGCTGCATCTGAGTTCTTTAACTCAAATGCAGTCTATTCTTACCTCCAGGTTGGTAAGGTAGTAGAGGTAGAGAAGTTCGCCACCAACTTTGATGATGGCCTACTTTCCTACATGCAATTGCCATCGGATCCAGGTGCACTTAAGACAGTGTTTGAGCTTACACGCGCAGGCGCTTTCTCAGGCAAGCTTGGTATTCGTTCCAATCTGGATGTTCACAATGTGATTGGTGCATTCCGCGTCAATCTCACACTCTAATAAGAAAATATAACACAGGAGGAATAGTCCTAAGATGAGTAAGACAATCCAAGAGCTCCTCTCGGGTCTCCCAGCTTGGGAGTCAGCACTAACCGAGGATGGGCACATAGACGAAGACAACAGAGTAACCATCAAAGAGGCTTTTGCATCACCAGATGCAGCTGCCCTCTTTCCTAAGGTCATCTCTCGTACACTGAAGGAGGCCGCAGAGCCACAGCTCCTCGTGACCCCACTTCTTTCAACAGTGCGCCTAGGCAAGGGACGTTCTCTGGAGTTCCCTGCTGTGAATGCAATTCAGGCTTCAGAGATCCCCGAGGGCCAAGAGTACCCAGAGCAGGCACTCGCATTTGCTAAGCAAATCGAGGGCAAGGTCTCAAAGAAGGGTGTCAAGCTAGCTTTCACCGAGGAAGTTATCTCTGACTCACTTTGGGACATTGTCGGATTGCACGTTCGTGCAGCCGGTCGCGCAATGGCAAGACTCAAGGAGCAGATTGCTCTAAGCAGGTTCAAGGATGCAGCAACAATTGTCTTTGACAATGACAGCGGCAGCTTCGATGACACGACTGGTCGTGACATCAACGGCACCGCAAACAAGACAGTTACCTGGGATGACGTTATTGACATGGCAGCCGTTCTAATGGCTGAGAACCATGTTCCAACAGACTTCATCCTCCACCCACTAATGTGGTCGGTGTTCCTCAAGGACGCCATCTTCCACACAGGTGGTTCTGCTGCAGCAGTGAACACCAGCTGGGGCTACCGTCCTCAGTCCAAGGAAGCTGCACTAAATGCAACTGCCCCAATGGGCCTGAACGTGATTGTTTCACCATTCGTCAGCTTCACAGCTAAGAGTGGTGTCACTGCCGCCAAGTCAGACCTATTCCTCATTGACCGCAATGAGGTTGGCACCCTTCTTGTGAAGGATGACATGAGCACCGATCAGTTCGATGATCCAAGCCGTGACATTCGTCAGATGAAGATGAAGGAGCGCTATGACATCGTAATGCTTGGCGATGGTGAGGGTATCACCGTTGCTAAGGGTGTCAGACTCGCTCGCAACTATGACGTGCAGGTCACAAACGAAATGGCCTAACTCTAAAAAAGTTAGTCTTCATTTAGTAGAAAACATTGGAGGTGGCGAAAGCCACCTCCTTTGTTTTTGTCTTATTTTAGTTACTAGATATTTAGATAATAATTATTTTGGAGATTAAATGGCCACAAATTATCCATCAAGTTTGGATGTTTTAATTAATCCAAATCCAAATGATAGTCTTGATTCATCTACAGTTCCACACCATCAACAGCATACAAATGCAAATGATGCGATCGAAGCAATTCAGACTGTATTGGGAACAAATCCTGCTGGATCTCATTTAACTGTTAAAGATAGAATAATAGCAATTGAAAATGTTACATTATCTCAAGCTAGCTTAAATGGTTTAACTGACGTTACTATTAATAGCATAACAAATGGTGACGTATTAAGATATAACGGAACTGATTGGGTTAATGCACCAGAAAGACTTTTAACTGACGGAGGAAACTTCTAAAATGGCTAATACAATTAGAATTAAGCGCAGAGCTTCAGGAAACGCAGGTGCTCCGTCTAGTTTGGAGAATGCAGAGTTAGCTTTTAATGAAGTAGATGATATTCTCTATTATGGAGAAGGAACTGGTGGACTAAATGGATCCGCCACAACAATCCTTGCAATTGCTGGTTCTGGCGCATTTACGACTCTTTCTACAGATCAAACAATAACTGGAAATAAAACTTTTTCAGGTAATGTAATTGTTCCAACTCCAACAGCTAATAGCCATGCAGCTACAAAAGCTTATGTTGATAGTGCAATGGGAACAGTTGCAACTTCCTTTACTGCAGCTGGAGATAGCGGCTCCGTAACAATAACAACAGGAACTGACACACTAACAATTGCTGGTGGCACAGGACTTACATCTGTCGCTGGAGCAACTGATACGGTAACAATCAACCTTGATAATACTGCAGTTACTGCTGGATCTTACGGCGCTGCAAACACTGTGGCGACATTTACTGTCGATGCACAAGGTAGATTAACTGCAGCAGGAAATACAACAATTTCAATTAATGCTGGTCAGATCACTGGGTTTACCGAAGATGCACAAGATGCCGCAGCAGCACTATTTACAAATGGAACTCATAATGGTATTGCTGCCACTTATGATGACGATAACTCAAAATTAAATCTTAATGTAAGTGATTTTACAATTACTTTAGGTGGAGATCTAACTGGTAACGTAACGATAACAGATCTTGCAAGTGCAACACTAACAGCAACAGTTGCTGCAAATTCAGTAGCTCTTGGAACCGATACTACAGGAGACTATGTTGGTTCAGTCGCTGCAGGCACTGGAATATCATTAGCAAATACTGGTACAGAAGGTGGAATATTTACCGTTACAAATGCAGGCGTTGTTTCTCTTACTGGAACTACTAACCAAATTGCTGTAAGCGCTTCAACAGGTGCAGTAACTCTGAGCCTGCCAGCAAACGTGACTATCTCTGAAAACCTAACTGTAACTGGCGACTTTACTGTGCAGGGAAACACAACAACTCTTAATACTTCAACTTTGGTCGTTGAAGATAAGAATATCGTCCTTGCTAACGTTGCTAGCCCAACAAATACAACAGCAGATGGAGCTGGGCTAACCGTTCTTGGTGACACGAACAAAACTTTAAATTGGGTCAATGCATCAACGTCATGGACGTCTTCAGAAAACTTTGATTTAGCGACTGGTAAGTCTTACAAGATAAATGGAACAGATGTACTAACTGCAACTTCACTTGGAAGTGCAGTGGTCAGTACAAGTATCACTTCTACTGGAACAATAATAAGTGGAACCTGGAGTGCTACAATCAATAACACCACAATTGATGGCGGTACCTTCTAGGGCTGAATATGGCTAATATAATAAAAATCAAATCGTCTGGAACCGCAGGTAATGTACCTGCCTCATTAGAGCATGGCGAAATTGCCATTAACTATGCAGATGGTAAGATTTATTATAAAAATTCATCTTCAGCAATATCAGAAGTTGCCGTAACAGGTCCTACAGGTCCTACAGGTCCAACTGGAGCTACGGGTCCAACTGGTTCAGCTGGAGTCAATGGAATTTCATCTGGCACTGTATTCTTTTTTGATAGCACTAGCGTCACGCAGACAGTTCCATTTACTGCACCAGCTGGAAATCTTTTACTTTCTCCAAATACTGGAACACAGACAACAATCGTCACCAACAGCGTTTCTACAAGTGCCATAGAAATAGCAAAGTTCACAACCCAGACGGGCGACTTGCTAGCGACAGCAATTACACCAGGTCTCTGGGTAATGAGCATGTACGGGTATCGTTCGTCTGGCGGTGGCAGCCTCGTCTACTGGTTCGACATTAAGGAAGTGCAGTCTGACGGAACGACCGTTGTTGGGACGATTAAAAGTGGCTCATTTTCAAGCGCTACGCCAGTCGGAACGGTACAGGATATCTACACATATTCGTTGTATGTCGATACATATTCGCTAGCCGACCTCACTAGTCGAATCCAAGTCATTGTCTATGCGCAGGCAACCTCGTCTGCCAAGAACCTGACGATAGAGATGCGTAACAATACGCAGACACACATCGTCACGACGATTGCGTCAAACATTATTGGAGAGACAGGCCCAACTGGTCCAACAGGCCCTACCGGTCCAACTGGTGCAGCCTCTACAGTTACTGGTCCCACAGGCCCCACAGGAGCAACTGGAACTGCAGGAGCAGTTGGAGCCACTGGCCCTACTGGACCAACAGGAGCTACGGGTCCGCAAGGGATACAAGGCGAAGTAGGTCCGACTGGCGCTACTGGAGATACAGGACCAACTGGTGATACAGGTCTGCCTGGTGAAACAGGCTCACAAGGTCCAGCTGGACAAGGATTTGATTTTCGAGGTCCATACACTCCAGGAGCAATCTACAATGAGTACTTTGTTGTAACTTACAACGGTTCCACCTACGTCTGCCGAGAAAATGGTGTTATTAATGTCGTACCAGGCACTAGCGCGGACTGGGATTTATTTGCAGAAAAGGGTTCAACTGGCGCTACTGGCCCCACAGGC